TTAAATTCCTAAAACTAGATAGATGATATAGGAGGGGTTAATAAGAGGGGGGAGTTTTAGGAATTGTGTGTGGAAACGAAAAACGAAATATTCTGCTGGCGGCCACTAATGGCTTTTCTTTTCAGTTCAGAAGGGAGATAATCCTTCCATGAAGACACAACTCGTAATAGACAAGAAGACCTCTGTCTTGAAGGGCAACCTCGCTCCTGTCGCAGCGAAGCTGGCGCTGGGGCTTGAGGGCCGGAAGACGTGGCTGTCACCAAACCAGCTGCGCTTTGAGACATCCAAGGCCAACATAGATCTCGTAATGTCCCTCCTGCCCACAGGGATGGTCGAGGACAAGCGTTCGCGCCCTGACGAGGCCAAACTATTCGATTTGGGGGAGAGCGCTCCCTTGGCCTCCCCTGAGCCCAAATTCAGGCTCGAGCCTTTCGACTTCCAGCGAGAGAATTTCGAGCGGTTCAAGGACCAGCCGGTCTGGGCAATATTTTCAGTTCAGGGGTGCGTTGACCGGGACACCGAATATCTCTCTCCCTCAGGCTGGAGAAAGATATCGGAATATGATGGAGGCATGGTCGCCCAATACAACCTTGATGATGGCAGTGCCTCTTTCGTCCAGCCAGATGAGTATCATGTGAAGCCTTGCAAAGAGATGGTCCATTTCAAGACCAAGTACGGCTGCGACCAGATGCTCAGCAAAGATCACCGGATATTGCTTCAGTCCAGGGTTGATGGTATCCGCCGGAAGCTGCCTCACCAATATTGGCGCGACGATGTCAAGAGGGACGAAAATTGGCAGTTTTTCGAGACCACCCCAGAAAGGCTCATGCAGAGATTTGAGAAAAAGTTCGCCAGAGGCGGGCGAGTTCCTGGCTTCATCCCCACCCATTTCGTGATGGACGGAGAGGGGATTGACATCGGTGAATTCGACCTTAGACTACAGGTGGCTTTCATCGCGGACGGGACATTTGGTTCAAAGGCCATGGTCAGTTCCCCGAGTGGCAAGCGCCACGGCTACATAAGAATAAAGAAGCAGAGAAAAAAGGAGCGCCTGGAGTGGATCTTGGCCAGGTCCTCTGTTGAGTGGTCAAAGAAAGATGTTGCTGGTGGATTTTCAATCTACAAATTCGTCCCTCCGATCAACGAAAAACACTTCGTAAGCGAGTTCTGGTGGAAGGCTTCAGCTGAACAGAAAAGGATAATCTCGGAGGAGTGCCTCCATTGGGATGGCTCACGAGGGGCCTTTTGCTCTCACGATGAGAGGGATGCAGATTTCATACAATTCTGCTTCTCTTCGACAGGCAGGAGATCGCGACTGAGCAAGAGAGGCAAGACGATGTATGTCGGAATGAGCAACGAGCCGGTAGCTCTTGGGGTCCCGAAGGTTGTCCCTTCGCCAGACGGGAAGATGTATTGCTTCACAGTCCCTTCATCTTACCTAGTGTTCCGTCGCAACGGTTGTGTGTTCGTGTCAGGCAACTCAGGCAAGACAAAGGTGGCTTTCGACATCATTTGCCACCGCTATCTGAAGGGCACTGTGACCGGGGTGATCATCCTGAGCAGTCCCAAGGGAGTCCATGCCCAGTGGATCAATGAGCAGATGCCCAAGCACCTGTGGGAGGGGATCGAAGTCCAGGCCATGATCTGGGAGGGGAAGAAGCCGCCCCTGTGGTTCGGGCAGCCCTCCAGTAAGCTTCAGATCATCTCCGGCAACATCGACATGCTGAAGGGGAAAGGCCATGCCCTGCTGGAGCAGTTCGCCTGCCAGCACAGGCAGAGGCTCATGATCCTTGTTGATGAGTCTGACTCGATCAAGAACCTGAACTCTGTCCGGTCAAAGAAGCTGCGCAAGCTGGCTGAGGTGACGCGTCAGCGTGCCATCATGTCTGGCACCCCGATAGCCAAGGATCTGACAGACGAGTTCGCACAATTCTATTTTCTCGATCCTGACATCATCGGGCACAAGTACCTGACAAGCTTCCGGGCGCAATATTGTATCATGGACGGATTCGAGAATCGTTATGTGGTGGGGCATAAGAACCTTGAGCAGTTCAAGAGGCTCACTGCCCCTTATATATTCCGGGCGACCAAGGAGGATTTGAACCTGCCACCCAAGGTTTACGACGAGGTGGTGTTTGACCTGACAGATGAGCAAAGGCGGCTGATCAAGGAGATCAGGGAAAGCTTTTACGCTTCGCTTGAGAGTGGCGAGGCCACATCCGTCAGCAATGGAGCGGTAGCCCTTCTGCGCATCCAGCAGATATCCAATGGCTTCGTGGCTGTGGACGAAGGGCCTGTCCGTTTCATCGACAACCCGCGCATGGATGCACTCAAGCAGCTGCGCAAGGACATTTCCGGGCCGGTTGTCATTTGGTGCCGGTTCAAGGCGGATGTCGAGCTGCTCAAGCAGGAGTTCGGCGCGAGCGCAGCCACCTATTACGGAGAGACAAGCCCTGCTGACCGCGTAGCAGCCAAGGAGGCATTCATCCGAGGAGACGTCCGTGAACTGATAGCCACTCCGGGCGCAGCCGGGAGGGGCATTGATGGGCTGCAAAAGGTCTGCTCGGACGCAATTTATTACTCTAACTCATTCAATGCCATCGACCGGTGGCAGAGTGAGGACAGGACAGACCGGATCGGCGGGAAGGGGACCGCCAGCTATTTTGACTTGATTGGGCGGGGATCGGCAGACAGAGGGATATTGCGCAACCTGAGACGCAAGAAGAACATCAGCGATTTGGCTCTCGAGGAACTCAAGGAAATAATGGACGAAGTGGCATGAATATGAATCTGAATGAGAACGAAGCGAAGATTTTCAACGCCCTCAAGAAGGGGTGCATGACGATGGACGAACTGACTGCCATGCTCGGTGTGTCCCGGCAGGCAGTGACTGTGCGCATGAAATATCTGGCGGCCAAGGTGGCCCCATCTGGGTGGATCATCCAGAACAAGAACGGCTCCCAAGGTCGAGGCCGGAAGGCAATTTATGAGATGACGAAAAAATTCTGAAATAATCTGATAAAAGGACTTTTCTTTTTCTCCGAGATCGGGCATAGTTAGGCCATCAATAAGACGCGCCCGGTGGGGCATAGGGAGATAAGAGATGGCTAACATGATCTGTATCGTCGGCTACGACCAGCCAGACAACTGCGAGCACTGCGGCAGGCCCCTGATCCATGGCATTCGCACGAACACGCATGGCATCATTGGCGCTGATTGCTTCGTCAAGCTGATCAAGGCTGACCGGAAGCGCTTCAGAGGAAATGGTAAGCCCTCTGCCTCGATGGTCCGTGACCTGGCCAAGCTGATCGAATTTCGCTCGCAGCAGCGACTTTCTGAGCTGGGCTACGGACCGCACCACTTCCAGTTCGAGCTTTCGGAAGAATAGTCAGATCATCAAGACGCGCCCGGCAGGGCAGAGGGAGATAAGAGATGACACTCAAGCCAATTATTTCGAACGACAAGTACGAGTCCACCGGCGAGACCAAGAACATTTTCGGCATCAGGCTGCACCGCATCCGCTCCAAGGTAGCAATCGGCAATGTCCCAGCTGGCACACTGGGTGGCTGGATCGAGGGCGAGAAGAACCTTGATGCCTTCGGCAATGCGTGGGTCGCCGGGGATGCATTGGTCTATGGCAATGCTTGCGTCTCTGGCAATGCATGGGTCTCCGGCAATGCGCAGGTCTCTGGAGAAGCTCGGGTCTCCGGGAATGCATGGGTCGCTGGGGATGCATGGGTCTACGGCGATGTGCAGATCTCCGGCAATGCGCGGGTCTATGGCAATGCGAAGGTTTATGCCGATGCGAGGGTCTACTGCGACGCACAGGTCTCCGGCAACGCGCACGTCTACGGTGGCGCATTAGTCTCCGGCAATGCGTGGATCTCCGGCAATGCACAGGTCTCCGGCAATGCGTGGATCTCCGGCAATGCGCATGTCTCCGGCGATGCATTGGTCTCTGGGAATGCGTGGATCTCCGGCAATGCGCAGATTTACTGCGACGCATTGGTCTCCGGTGGCGCACTGGTCCACGGCAATGCACTGATCTCTGGCAATGCATTGGTCTGCGGGGATGCACAGGTCTCCGGCAACGCGTGGATCTCCGGCAATGCGTTGGTCTGCAGTAATGAGTGCCACATGATCGTAGGTCCTATCGGCCCCGAAAATGGATACCTGACTGCCTTTGTCGAGAGGGACGGAACCGTCCGTGTTACGTACGGACACTTCGACGGGACGATAGACAAGTTCTCTGCTGCCCTGGACGAGGCCTATGGCGACGAGCCGCACGGCACTGCCTATCGGCTGGCTGTCGAGATGATCCGGGAACGTTTTGGTGCAACTCCGGCTGGGCCGGGCGATACAGCAGCAGGGTGATCCTATTCGCCCGCACAACACTCAAGGAGGTCAGCAATGAACGCGCGTGAGACACTAATTGCAGCGGTAGACGCGCTGGAGAAGATGGGCTTCGTCATCCTACCCCGCTCCGAGGTTGAGGCGAAGGACAAGGAGATAATGGAGCTGCGGGAGGCGCTTCGCGGAATGCCATGCCCCCGCCCATGCAAGGGCGCACCAACCCTCACCTACGCTCAGTTTAAGGCACTTGACCCCTGCGAGGAGTCTCGCAATCGCGTCGTTGAGCTACTCGGGGGCGCCCGCACGTGGGGCGATAATGGCGTCACGGCAGCGCAGGCGAAGGAAGCCGGCTGCACGCTCGACGACCTCGTGTGGGCCGCCTCTGCGCTGGCCCGTCGCGACAAGGATGTCGAGCGCCGCCTCCGCCTCTGGATGGCCGATTGCGCCGCCCACGTCCTGCACATCTATGAACAGCTTGGAACGTCCGAGGCCCCCCGCAACGCAATCATCGCGAACCGGCGGTTTGCTCGTGGTGAGATTGATGCCTCCGCAAGGGCCGCCGCGATGGATGCCGCAAGGGCCGCCGCATGGGCCGCCGCATGGGACGCCGAAGATGCCGCCGCAAGGGCCGCTGCAAGGGCCGCTGCATGGGATGCTGAAGAGGCGTGGCAGCTAGACCGTCTAGTTGCGTGGATGTCCGATGACGAGCCGGACGACTGGCCGCTTCCCGACCGCGCAGCGCCAAACGAGACCCGAGGTCGGAATTCCGACATCGGAAGGGCCGATCCAGCCCGCGCCGCACTCAAGGAGGCCAGCTATGGTGAGTGAAAAGCAGATCGAGGCGGCGGCGGATCAAATATCAGAAGGTTTGGGGGCTTTCCTGCGCAAATTCTGTGACAGCGAAGCATCCAAACGTGCGAGGTATTACCTGCACGAGATGCCTAAAGATGAGTGGAACCAGATGGCACTCATGCTCGCGACTGAAGCCATCACCGCTGCCGAGCAAGCCGAACCCGCTCCGGCCGCCCGATCTGGCGCGGTGAAGGTCAAGCAACTGGAATGGGAAGAAACCCATTCACGACGCAGTGATGAAGACCCAACAACCGAATGGAACGGCGGATTTAAGGCCGACAGTGTCCTTGGCTATTATGAGATCAGCATGGGCTTCGGATCGGATGCCTACTATTGGGCGGTCACAAACCCGTTTGGTGATGATGTGGGCAGCGATTTTGAAGACCCCTCGTATGCCAAAGCAGCCGCGCAGCAGGATTACGAGCGCCGCATCCTCTCCGCCCTAGAGACTGCCGAGACTGAGCGGCTGCGGACCTATCGCGATACGCAGGAGCAATAACGATGACCAAGACTCTAGAAGAAATGATCGCAGAAATACGCCGCCTCGAGGCGGAAGAAATACAAGAGAAAGTAGCTCGTCATCTCTGCAAACTCATGGACGATGAATGGAAGCTCGGGAGCAAGCTGTACATGAGTACAGCCAAGGAAATCCTAGAAGACATCGCCCTGCCGGAGTTGTTGAAGGCGTTGGAGACACCAGTCGCTTGGTTGCATGAAATAACGGAACCAGATGGTTTGCACAGTGTGATGTTATCTCAATCACCTGAAAATCCTTGGTCTCATTGGCTTTCTTCTCATTCAAAGCAGTGCGTATACGTTAGAAAGTCTCTATTCGCCCTACCACCCCACGGAGGCGGCGATGAAGGTTGAGGAATTGGTGAGGGAGCTTCGCGAGCAGGAGCGATCCCTTCAGTATAACGCAATTGAGTACGGCTGCGTCGATAGCGGCATCGCAGCTAACGTTGCATCGCAGGCCGCCGACAAGCTGGAAGAACTTGCCGCCGCCCTTGCCGATCGCGACAAGGAGATAGCGGAACTAAGGGAGGCAGCAGAGCCATTTTCACGATTGGCATCAGTCTTGTGTGTCGGCGACACAGACGACGCAATCGTAATTGGCGTTTCTGCTGGCGATCTTCGGCGACTGGTGAACGCCTGCCGTGCACGCGAAGGATGGAAATCCGAGACATGCCCCGAATGTGGCGGCAAGGGCAATGCCCAGCCGGTTGCCTCAACCAACCCGGCATGAATCTTACAAGTCAAGATGAGAAAGGAAAGTGAATATGAAAAAGTTGCTTATCGGTGTGGCCTTGGCCCTTGGAATCATCCTTCCAGCAGAAGCAAATGACGACCCGTGCAAGTCTTTAGAGGCGGTGGCATTGGTGATCCTCGAAGCCAAAAATGACGGAATGCCAATGTCCGAGGCCATGGATATCGCTGGAAAGTCATCCGAAAACAAGGAAGTCCGTCGCCTCATGCGGTCACTGGTCATGGATGCTTATAAGCTTACCCCGATGATGTCGGAAGAAGGGAAGCGTCTACAGGCGACCCATTTTATGCACAAGGTCTCATACACCTGCTACCAGATGCTGGATGACGCGTGGATGCTGGACTGATGCCTGTATGGTAGAGCAGGCAATCGCCCCGCACAACACTCAAGGAGAACAGTGATGATGCTTTCTGAAGAACGGATTAACAGCCAGATGTCTGAGTCCCCGACCGGCGACCTCGAAATTGCGATCGTGAAGTTGCTGTTGGACATAGGCTTCCAGCACAAGCGGATCGCGGCGCTTTTTGACTGCAATCAGGGCCGAATTGCCGAGATTGCGACTGGCAAGAAGGGCACAGGCGTCGGGTACGAATTCCACATTCTGGAGGACTGCGGCAATGGGCGGACTTCCTGACTGGCGTGACCTCGCCCACGCCGAGAAGGTGAAAATTGTCCGCGATTTTGCGGAAAAGGGAATCAGTGGGTCGCAGATTGCCGAGAATTTCGTCGGTGCGACGAGGGCAGCTGTCCTCGGGTTTTGCCGACGCAATGGAATCCGGCTGAAGAGAGTTCCTGTGCATCCATTGGCCCCGGCTGAAAAGCCGAGGCCAAGGAAAAAGTCAAGGCTTAGGCCAGAACTCAATGCCCTGGCGCTTTTCGTGCCAGAGCAGCCACCCGAAGGCCCAGTATTAGCGTTGGCGAGTGCGTCTACACCCATGGTCTATATGGCCGCCATAGACACCCGGCGATGCCTCTGGCCACTATGGGATCGCTTTGAGGGGCCATTCGTGTCGCTCTGCTGTGGTGCAGAGCGAGTGGCTGGCCGGCCCTATTGCGAGGAACATGTGTTGGTTTCCGAGGGCCGGTCATGACCTGCCTATTTCGTGAACCACGCAACAATCTTGGTGATGCTTTCCCCCAGCATCACCACCCCGCCAACCACGCCAATGGCAAAGATGGCGAGCCATTTTGTGACCATTCCGAAGCCAATTATGGCCCTTATGATCGGGAGACCATTCTTGATCGTCTCCACGTCGTCGCGGGATAAGTTGGCAAGGAGAGACTTTGTCTCAGGGGGCAGTTCGTCAAATCGTTTGCATTCGCTCACTTGCTTCACCCACAATAGGCGGCACGACGTGCGTTGTTGGCTCTGACTTCGGAAATTGTCTGCGGACTATCTTGGCTGGCCGAGTATGTGACAGGACGCCAGATCAGGCAGACATCACTTGCGGTCGCGGTTGTAGGGGTCGTCTTGCACCCCACCAACAGGCTTAGCATCAGCAGCATGCTTGATGCGCTCAAGGTCAGCTTCGCGCCGTATCGCATTTTTGGCCCTTTCATGGTTGATGCCTGCAGACTTGCCTGCCGCATAAATGCGCCAGACACCAATGACTGCCCCACCCAGTGCCACCAGGTAGGGCCAGAACGAACCGATGAGTGTCTCAATCATGTGCGCCAGCCCCATTTGCGGGCCAGTGCATAGGCCCACTCGGTTGCCACACCAACAGCGGCAGCGGCCCCGGCGGTTGCGACAGCCACCACGTCAGGATCAGAGGCAAGTTGTGCACCCATTTCATAGCCAATGACAGCCCCAACGCCATAGCGCAGGGCGATGCGGATAAACGGACCCATGATTATCTCCTCTTGAACAGGCGGAGGATGAACGTGATGATTGTGCGCCAGACGCTCGAATGAGATGGCTTCTGTGGCGCTGGCTGGTGAGCTGGATTGGGAACCATCGCGCTCGCATCGCGGCGCACGTCCTCGACACGACGACTCCACCCCTTGCCAAAGGTTGGCCACGTCGAGAGGCCTTTGAGAAAGGCAAGCCGGTCGTCGCACAGGCGCGTAATGAGCTTGGCCGGATCGTGCTTGGCGACGGCCGCGAGCGTCTGCGGCCCGATGACGCCATCCTGCGCCACGCCAACAATGCGTTGGAGGTACTTGGCGGCGCGGACCGGGCCGCTGTTCACGGCGAAGTCAAACACGGCATAGTCAAGCCCAGCCGGTAGATCATCGCCGCGCACCTTGGCCCAGTAGCGCGTGCGGTAGATGTGGGCCACCTGCTCGTCGGTGATCCGCTTGAGATCGTCCACGGTCTTGCCCTTGCCGTAGACCTCGCGGAAAACCGCAATAGTGATGCCCCTATTGGTCGCCCCGCCAGGGTCGGCTACATGATTGACGAACCCGCCCTCGTGTTTCAGGACGAGCGCGAGCGCCCGCTGAAAGGTGTCTTTCATCGGTGGTGGTCCTTTGGTTGTGTGCTATGGAGCTTGGATGTCTCGGTCAGTATGGGGAGCTGGCCACATCCCTGTCCCTGCAAGGTAGGTTATTTCTGCTGGTGTAGCACCAGGATAAAAGTTACGTGTGTCGATCGAGAAGGTTCGGGCCGCACCGGTGTACACACCTACGACCTTTCCTCCATTACCGGTAGCCACAAATCGTGTCAGACCGTCGAAGGTCGAATGGTAACGGATCGGGTACGGTTTGCCGATCACGATGTTGGTTCCCGAGGGGAACGAACCGTTTATGCGTACCGATACGTGAATGTAAGGACCAAGGTGGCGTAGGGCCATCGGCCACTGACCTGCCATTCCGGTAAATCCAGGCTCCACTTCCATCTCAATGAAACCGCTGTCGTACTCAGGCGGGGTGTGATCTGCCTCGATCACAAGGAACGAAGGAACACCTCTCTCCTGAAGGTAGGGACCAGACGTCGTGTCGGAGGAAGGGACAGCGTAAGTGTTCTTCCACCAGCATTGTGTAGAGCCACCACCGTCTGCAATGTAAGCGATGTGGCACCCTAGGTGCAACATCAGCTCGCCACATCGGTTAGGGGTAGCCCCGTAGCTGCCAGACACACCTTCCACTAGAGCAATGACGATGTCCCCGTTAGGACGCTTGCCAATCACTGTACGGGCGCTCACCACGTTCGACACATTGGTTCCTGTCAAGTCTATGGCCTCGCCGTCCTTTACGCAGAAGCGGCCCCAGCAGACAGACCACAAGGCCCCATTAGCAACCCACTGAGCCCCAGAGATGCCGTCATCAATATTGGCTTCCATCCAGGTTCCGTCACGCATAACGACAAGTGCCTGGTCACGAGTCTCGCCTGGGATCCAATCCTGATACAAGACACCATCAGAAATCTGCAAACCATTAGGACGCGCGAGAGGCTTCTCAAAACCAGGCGAACCGTCCGCATTTCGCCAACCGTCCGCATTGATTGCGATCTGATAGCCGGTATCACGTGCGAACTCACGAGCGGGAATTTTGGTGACAACGCCGTCAGGTGCTACACCAGGGGCGTACACCTTACGAACGGTATGGGGACGTGGGTTTTTCACAACGATATAATCGTAAACCAGATCGGTGAACGGGGCTTTATATCGAACGTGTGTGATTGATGCGGTCGAAGAGTTGAATCGGTAGTCATCACCTGCGGCCACCGTGCCCGCGGTCGTGCCGACATCACGCGTGGCGGAGTTGCCAAGGCCGATGTTCTCCCGCGCCTGCTCCTGCTGTTCAGGCGTCAGGGTTTGCGGTACGTAGCTGACCGGGTATTCCACCCCTGCCGCCGCGGACTCTGCCCGCTCGGCCGCATCTTCTGCCGCAGCCACGATAGAAGCACTCGCATAATCCGAAAGCAGCCGGTAACTGTCGCCATTATCGAGGAAGAGGTAAATGCCATCGGCGGCTAATGCGCCTGCAGCAAGCGGATTGCCCGTATTGCTGAGTAGCGGCTTGCCATTGATGGTGACTGGACCGGTGTTAGCTTCCTCGATGACGACGGAGAACACGGCAACGCCAGGACCAGAAGGCACAGGCAGATTAGCCTCGGCAACGATATTGTTCTCGTCGCCGCCAGTCACTGTCATGCTGATCAGAAGATTCGGCAGCTCAAGCTCGCCAGCGTCCGCAACAAGAGCAATGAGCGTCTGCCACCATTCGGTGAGCAGCTGACGGATCTCCGGCTTGCGCGGGTTCCAGTTGCCTGACGACGGAATACCGGCGGTAACAAAATCGCGGAACACATGATTGGGATCACGGTCTAGGGCCATGTCATTCTCCAAGTGGAAGCGCCCCGCCGAGGCAGGGTGAAAAGCGATGAGGAAAAGGGTTCTGAGGCTAAGCTGCGGGCGTAGTCGCTACGGTGCTGGCGGACCACTCGCCCAGGCGGCCGCGCTCGGTCTGAAGCGCAAGCTGGAATTCGTATTCGGTTTCAGGTGCGAGTTGCGACGTGGTGAAGCTGGTGGCGTCGTTTTCGAGTGGAGCGGATGTCTGCCACTCAGTGTCTGCTGTCTTCTTGAGCCGCACCCGATAGTTCAGGATGTTGCTCGGACTCGGCGGGAAGGTCAGGTTCGCAACCGGCCCTGCCCCGAAGGCAACAGTCGGCGGTTCTGGCACCGGGAGCGTGTCATCCACTTCCGTGCGATCGGAGACAGGTGCCGTGCCTTCCTGCGAAGGATCCCACTGGTAGGCTGTCTCGGGCATCGATTGCACCTGCAAGGTCACGCCCTGCACGATACCACCCTCGCCCAGGATGAAGCGGAAATCCTGCACCTCGAACACACTATTGATGCCGAAGAGCGGGTATTGAATGCGCACGAAGCGCTCGCCAAAGGCAGCAAGCCCACGCAGGTTGCAGGTAAATGTTCCTACCCATGAGGGATTGGCCCGGAACCATTCGAGCTTCATTAGCCGACGCGCCTGGCTGTGCGAGGGTGCCATGTTGAACTGCATGTCCTTGGCGATCTCGCCGCGCTCGGACACATCGTCCTCGTCGACCCATGGATCCGCATCTGCAGCCTGATAGTCCTGATTGGGCTCCATGTAGGTGGCACGGATCGTGTTCGCTGTCGTCATCACGTCCCGGCCACGACCGAGATCGGAGAAGCCAACAATGGCATCAGCATCGATGATGACAGATGGCTCCTGCCAATGTCCGATGTCAAGTGTCAGGCCACCGTCAGGCGTCGGCACAATGCGGCCATCACAGCAGGCGAGCATGCGACCCAGAACGTCTGCCGGTCGCTCGTCGAGGCGGTATGAGCCCCAGAGGCGGTAGCGCTTTTCTGTGCCACCCGCTTTGATCGGGATGTTCTCATTTGCGCGGTTGTAAGCAGCGACCCAGCCAGCCTGCGCCAGCGGTGTGGTGAACAGGCTTTCTGGCAAACGCATGCCGTCCTTGTGGGTCATAAAATCGCAGATGACTGCGGCTGCGTTGTCACTCCATTCAATCGCGCCAGTCACCGGGTTCTTGACCTTCGATGTGCGAGCAACGACTCGGTAGCTTGTGTTGATGCCGTTCGGGAACCGCTTCAGATACCATTCCTGTGCAGATGCGAACTGCGTAGCGTAGAGGGACGCCACTCCATTGCCTTTGTGCTCGGAGGTCCATTCAGGGAATACGGAAGCCAGATCGCTATAGTACGTTTCCGAGGTCTCTCCTAAGCGGTACTGAATGCGCAAGAGGGAGTCATGGCCGCTTCCAGTCCAAGGCTGCATCTGCACTCGACCATTGGCGTCGATGGCAGACGTGACTTCCTTGTCGTCAACCCAGACCTCCTCGACAGCATCGAACGGCCCTTCGCCCAAGGCAATGACCTTGTGGAAGATGCCATCCTTGGCTTCTGCAAAAACCCATGGACCAGACACCTTCACCCGGCCATAGTGGCGGACACGCGGCGCAGTAGGCTGCCGAAAGGACTGCTGAACATCTTCGGGTTTGGGTTGCTGCGGGCGGAACAATGCCGACGCAAGCGCCGACAGACCGACTGATAGGCCGATGTTGAGCAACACACCACCAATGGCAGTCGCACCGCCAATCGCCAGCCACGCAAGGCCGGTCTGCAGTGCCACACCAATGGCGGACGTCCCTGCAACAGCAGCAATGAGGCCGGAGAGTGCAACAGGCATCAGATACTCCAAGCTTTCCAGACAGCGTTGAGAGGAGCGCCTATACATCCGGCTTCGTCGTGCGAGAACCAGATGTCGCCACCATGCACTGCGACGCAGAGCTTTCCGTTGTGAACGATGAGGCCGACGTCACCAGGTATCGGCTCTTTAGTCTTGTGGAACCCGGCCTTGCGCATGACGCGGTTCACCGCCACCGCCAGACCGCCAACCTCAGACATAGCTCGCTCTGCCTCTTTGGCCGTCGAGTAGACGCCAATGGCAGGTGTAAGATCGACGCCAGCATGGATCCGCACCCACCGTGCGGCAGTGGATACGCAATCAGTCTCGCCCCACCGGAAGGGCTTTTCAACCTCAGCGGCAATGAAGTCTTTGACATTCATACTAGTAATCCGGGTAGGTAAAGACCTTGTGGAGCAGCGAAGGCGTGAACTGGAAGAACTTGTCTCCGTTGGAGCGAGCTTGCTGATCTCTGTCTGTATAGCGACCATGGGGTGGTCGCGATCGATTGAAGAACGCATTTTCAGCCGTCATGGAGATTGACTGAATAGCCCCTTCTGTGCCGTTCATTTCCGTGCGACTGATGCGCGGAGGCTGCATGAAGCCCCAGAAGATCGGAGCAGGCACACCGAGTGGCTGCCATTCTTCATCGAACAACTGGAGCGAGACGATGACGATGCGCTGATCGACTTCATTGATGGAGTCGAGTGCCATGGCAAGGAAGTCGAGCGTCTGGCTTGGCAGACCGCTCATCTGGAAGCTTACCGACTCAGATGCGGTTCCTGATGCCATTCCCAAGCCGTCGATAGAGCCATAGCCATACATCGGCAGGTAGGTGTTGCCACCGGTCTCCAGTGCCGTGTTGCCGTTCCAGACGCGTATGGTCTCGGAGGCGAAGCGGAACTCAACGAGCAGGTCGAGCCGCACCTGTCGCTTGGCGAACTCGGCAACCTGTTCAGGGGTGAAGAATGCCACCATCACACATCCTCGATGAAATTGACGGATGGAAAGCTCCAGCGACCATAGTCGAGCGCCAGGTCCATTTCGTTGTCGCTGGCGAGGCGCATGCGGCATACAGGGAAGTCAAATTCCAGCCTCGTCCCGATTGTTGCTGCTTCACGCGCCGGTGGGCGGAAAGTGATGGTCACAGCACCCTCGCCCGTATGCTCGATTGTGCGGATCCGGTAGAGCCGTTCGCCTATGGAGAAGTGCTGACCAGGCTGGATCTCATGCGCCACGTGGATGGCGATGTTGGCCGTGGTGCCACGCACCGGGATGTTGCTTGCGAGCGTCACGTCTATGACACTGCTCTGGTACTCACTTCCATCGCTGAACGGGCTGTCGTCGGAGTGCGGCACCGGATCGTAGAGGCCCTTCCACTCCGGCGCGTAGGGCTGATAACCTCGGCACATCGGGACAAGGATCGGATGCACGCGGCCTTCCAGCAGAGCGGATATGGCCCGCATGGCTAGGACCGGCTCACGCTTCCTCGTGTTGATAATCAGGTTGGAATAGGTCGCCTTCCAGATACCGGCGTCAGAAGCCACCACCTGAGCTACCCCGGAGACACTGGACGGGCCAGCAAGCGTGCGCGGCGCAATCTCGAACGTCACACTCTGCGGCTTCAATACGCCAAGGGGCCACAATGGCGTCATCACATCTTCCTCGCTTGAGCATCTGCGATCATGCTTGGCAAACCCTGGTGGACCTGGCGAACGGCGATGCTGGCTCCAGCCTGTGCTGCCTGCACGCCCATCTGCATGATCTGGCCTTTGATGACACCCCTGTCATCGACGAACACACCGGAGACAGACACTTCGATCTGCTGGGGTTGAGCGCCCACTTGTGCACCTCTCGGCAACACGACTTCGCCCTTCTGCAGGATCGCCGGAACCTCGCCTGGCTGGAGACCAGCCACGCCGCCCCGGTGATAGCGCTTGGCACCGACGAACACCGAAGGCGACACCGCACGACCGTGGCCATAGCCATCCTTACCTGCCACACCGCCACTGTGGAGGATGCCAGGGATAATCAGGCCACCAAGCAGGCCACCGCCGCCACCGACTCCCCTGAAGGCATTCTCGAACAAATTGTTGAGCGCCATGTCGAGCAGTTTGCTCGCGATCTTGTCGAGTGCATTGGCAAGAGCTTCAGACGCGCTCACCCCGTTCCTTAGATCGGTGATGAAGCCGCCCAGCACATCCTTGCCCAGCCGCTGCAGGTCTTCCGCCCGCTCACGTGCCTTGTCTTGCGCTTCAGCCAGCCGTGCGGCCTCTGCCGTTGCGGTCGCATATGCCCCGGCCAGTTCCTCGATCTGCGCACGAAGCTGCGGAGTGATTTCGATCCCTGCCCGCTTCGCCGCGTTCTCAAGCTCGACTATGGTTGCTGCGCGTTCCAGGCTGTAACCGTAGTCGTCAACCAGTGGGTTCAGCCCTGCCTGTGCTGCCGTCATCGCCTGCGTCAGTGCGATGCGCTCGCGTAGCTGCTCGATTTCGCGCTGATAGTCATTCGGTCGGGATGCACCACCGCCGCGCCCGCGACCTCCTCCTCCGCCGCCTCCTCCCCCGCCTGGAGGAGGGGTGAAATCGGTATATGGCGAGCGGGTCAAGCTCAACGGTTCCCGGCATATTAGCCGCAGCAGCACGCACTGCCGCGAGGCGGGCCAGCACTTCGTCGAGGCGGGCCAAGGCTTCGGAATTGTCGAAGCCAAGTTCTGTGTTTTTCTCGATCGTCTGCTGTAGAAGTTCGACTTCGCGCTCTAGCGCCGCGATTTCCTGGTTGGCTTCCTCGGCCTCCCAGTTGACCAGTTCGCCATCTTTTGTGACACCGAGAAGCTCGTTTAGATCTTTGAAGATTTGGGCATTGCCAGCATCGTTGAGAAAGCGGACCAGCGCATCGTGTGCATCCGCGATCTTGTCGAGGAAACCAGAAACATCGAAGTTGTTAATTGTCTGGGCGGCCACATTGATGCCATCGGCGAAGCGCCCACTAGCTCCTGTCGCCCGGTTGAATTCTCGAGCCGTATCGATCAGCGCCGTTTGGAGGTTCCCGAGGGCTTGGTCGACAGTCAGCTGAGCGCCAGCAAGCCGCTGCTCCAGAATAGGCGCGCCGGCCTCGATTGCCCTGAAGAAGGCTTCGCTGCTTACCTCGCTTCCCGCAACCCAGCCGCAGCCGCCTGCAAGAGCGGATAAAGTCCGTCCAATAGGCTGCTATACTCCTCTGCCTGAACCTTTCCGCTTGCCAATGCCTGTCCGAGTTGCAGCAGCGCACCACTGGCCGTCTGAGCGTCCGTCCCGGATATTCGAAGTGACTGCGCGACGCTGTTTGTCAGTCCCAGCAGTTCTTCTGTCGTAACGCCGAGCGTTTGCTGGGCCTGCGCCGCTCGTGAATACAAGCCGACCAGCGCTTCCAGCGGTGCGGCGTTCGCCATAGCGCTATCTCGAAGGCGACCATAGACGCGGTCCAATTCTGCCCCCGACAAGCCAGCGACCTTCAGCGCGTTATCAATTTGGGTGGCAGCATCGGAAAGCTGTTTCAGTTCGCGAACGGTGAACCCGGCTGCAAATCCGGCAGCGAGGCTGCGGCCGAGGCCAGCGAACGATTGCCCAAGCTTCCGGTTCATTTGCGCAAAACGGCTCTCGATCTGGCGCGCGCGCCTATTGGCCGTCGCATTAGCAGCTGCGAGCTGTTTCTCGAACTGGCGCTGCGTAGCTTCTAGCCTTACAATTAGGCGCTCAACATCCGTAGCCATAGATACCTCGCGGAGGGGAACATGAATTTCGTGATCATTGTGCTGGCGCTACTTCAGATTGCGGCTGGCCTACTTGTGGCAGCAGCGTCAGAGTCTGCCATTCATCAGATACTGGCTGCAGTTCTCTTTGGGTTCGGGGTTTTGACCCTTGCCCTGTTCAAGGTCATCACGACGCTGGAATGGACGGCAACTAAACGCGGAGGTGCCTGAGTGAGGTTGGTTACCATCACGGCGATCGCCATTCTTGCTACGGCCACCGCCAACGCCGAAACATACCGGCTGATACACGCGATCGGGAACTCGGAACGGGAGATCGTGCGGGATATTCCGAAAGGCGAGTGCGAGAGGCTAAAGCGCGAACACATCGCCGTCGCCGAGGCACTCGGCACCCATAGTGAGCGCCTCGGGATCGGATCCATCACTTGCCTGCCAGAGAGCTTTTTCCTTGACTAAAACCCCACTATCCCAAGCTCCGCCAGGCGCTCCTCGTCGATGTCCCCGCCCCTCGGCTTGGCCTTGGGATCATTGGCGAGGATGTACCCGTCAACCGCCGCCGCGAATTCCCACAGCGTCATGCTTCCGATGTCGCGGTGGAGTGCATGGGTCCATTGGTAGAAGCTGGAGAAGCGCCACTTTCCTCGCGGGAGGGGTTCTCGCTCGCCCCGTTCTCCCCTCCCGCCGGAGATTCCCCCACAGGGTCATCCTGTGCGCCGTACAACGCTGCCATGAGGATGGCCTGAGCCGTTATCACAAGCTCGGCGATCGGTCGATCGTCCAGAACCTTGTTGACGAGCTTGCGCGCGGCTTCCTTCCCCATCCCGCCACCCTCCAGGCCTAGGCGGATGGTCGAAACGACATCATCGACGTGCCAGCGCTGCGTGGCGAGACGCTGGAGGATGTAGGCAGGCCCAGCATCGCAGCGCTCTTGCAGGGCACGGAGGAGGTCGATGGTGAGCTTGAATTCGTGCTCACCACCGGGCCAGGTGATTTCGATGCCGCGCATTAGGGAGCCGTGACCAATGTGCGGGTCGGCACACCGTCGAACTGGATTTCCAGTTCAGCCGAAACCTTCTGCCCCTTGGTGCGGGAGTTGTTCAGGCTCGCGAGCAGTGCCGGGCCAGCCTCGGCATAGGTGTCGCCCGGATCGCCATCATTCTCGACCTTGGCATTGCGGATGCGAATGTTCTTCGTCGCGCCAGAATACCACCAATCGAGCATCATCTCGTTGCTCTGCATCGCCCATACGCCGGTCGCGGAGACAGTCACTTCCTGCGAGCGCACCTGACGCTCCAGCGCCAGCGGCAGACTCTCATCATCGCAATCGGGGATCTCCGACGTGTCGATATTCGACGTGCGGTTGATCGTGACATCCGTCAAGCCGCAGATCGCAGCATAGGTGCCAGGGGTCTCGGTCTCGACTTCGAGGATCATCTCCTCGTATTTGGCAGTTACAGCACGCGCCATTGCATTTCTCCATTCGAAGACAGGCCAGTCATCGACCAGCCGGGGTTAATGGGCATCATGCCCGGTCTCAGGTGTCCTGTGTTTTCTGGTGCGCTTGCTGCGCTTGTATTGACGCGCCTCATCGGCCTTGGGGCTTTCGACGCGCGTCGCCACCCCTTTCGCCACAGCAGCTTCGATGAGGCACTCCGGGAACTGCTGCGGCTCCGGAGACGGCTGGACAAGCTGAGAGACAGCCTTCAGCGGGCGGTAATCGAAGTTGAAAGGCTTGTGAAAAATAGCCCACGCCATTGTCACAACTCCTCGACAATCGCCTGCACAGTCACCACGCCATGCGACGTGATGCCATCAGGGTCACGAAAGTGCCGGACACTCTGAACAGTCATCTCCACCAACGCATTGGTAGTGAGCGCACCATTGTACCGGTGCAGTGCCTTCTTCACAGCGTCCGCGAGGCTCTTAACCTCCCTGAACCCGCCCTGATAGCGCGACCAGCAATCAATCTGCTGGGTGATGACGAGGCCGGTGATGCAATCCGCATCGTCCTCAACTGCATCCGAGGGTCCGAAGGACACGTATGGAAAGTCTGCGTTGCTGGGTGGGTTGTCATAGACGCGGGTTCCGACAATGGCCGTCACACCAGCATCAGTGGTAAGGCGCGAATAGATCAGTGCCTGCAACTCATTGTGCACAGTCATTTCGCTCCCTCACGGATCGCCTTTTTCATCTCGCGGGTGATGCGGTTCTTCACTCGGCGCTTGAGCGTCCGGTAGGCAGGGTAGAAGAACGGATGCGGTGCCATCTTCTGTGTCCCGAACTCAACAAACCGCACATAGAAAGCATCCTTGTCGCCGAGGTTTTTGTTTCGGGTGCCTGCGTAGATGGTGATTACTTCGTCACTGTCCTTCGACGCCTTCATGTGCCCGAGTGTGACGGAGCCATCAGGGGCATCCCCCCAGGTCCAGCCGATGCTGTCGCGAAGGGCACCGGTATCGACAGGAACAAGCGATTTCGCGAGTGCGACGATCTCGTCAGCGCCCTTCTCCATGGCTGCCCGCGTGCGCTCGCGAACCCGCACGGGGATCGTGACGGTCAGCTTGCGCTTCAAGCGATCGAGGCCCTGCACCATCAGCCAGCCACCCCGCTCATCGCCAACATCTGGAAGTATGCCCGGTCCTCGGTCAGCCGAGGCGGCTCCTTGACCTGGTAAATTGTGCCCGACCGCACATCCTTTATTCGCCAGCCCGGCTCGATCTGTCGCGCATCGCTCGATGCACGGATGGTCACAATCACTGGCTGCTGCCCCTGCAGCCGTGACGCCTGCACCGTCTCGCTGCCACGCAGCAGGTGGAAATGGGCCCGGCATTCGAACTGCTGTTTCCAGCCGTTGGTCATGCCGCCCTGCCCGTCCGGTTGCTGGACAGGCTTTTCGAAGGCTATTCGCTCATAGAGCCGCCCGGCTCCAATTTTGCTTGTCATGCCAGTGTCGGGTCCCTGAGCGGATAGAGCAAGGCTGTGACCGGCTTCGGCAGATAGCCTCGCTCAAAAGCATCCTCGGTATTGCCATCCGGCTCCTTGTAGAAATGGCCGACGAGCATGATCGTGGCGAGCTCAATTTCGGGCGGGATTTCCGCTTCCGGCGGGAGCTCGCCATCCTCATCAAGGCCAAGCAGGACTTGTGCCTGCCCTTTCAGGTAGTTGATGACGGCGGCTGATGCAGCAGCGATATAGGCATTGAGAAGCTGATCATCGTCTGTCGTGTCGATGCGCAACGCCTGTTTGACACGATCAAGTTCAACCAGTGCCACCATGTCAGCCTGCCTTGACCGGCTCTTTCGGCTTCTCAGCCTTCAGGATGCCGTCCTTCCCGTCACGCCCCTTCTTGACAGCAAGGCGCCAGCCTTTGCCAGTTCCTGGCTTCTCGATGGTGTCCTCCTGAGCGATCCAGAAGCTGCCTGCCCAGGTTACGCCAGCACCCTTGCGGTAGGCCTTCCCGGCGCTGTACATGCCGCAATCAATCACCACCGGCAGGCGGAACTCCTTGACAACCTCGCCACGCTCGAACACAAGGTAACATCCATCCTCGCGATCCTCCATGCGCATGTCATCAAAGCCAAGGCCATCGCGCCCCGGTTCGCCGTCCTTGCCATCCTTGCCCACAAACACACCAAGATCGCGGGTAGAACCATCGCTCATCACTGCGATGAGCCTGCCACCATCGGCACGGAACATGTCCTTCACGTCTAGGCCGTCGCGACCAGGATCACCCTTGTCGCCCTTCTCGCCCTTGTCACCCTTCTCACCCTTCTCTGGCGCAGGGAGATTGTCGATCCGGCTATTCACCTCATCGATCAAGGCCCTCAATTGCGCAGTATCCTGTGCCTGCTGGTCGCTGATTGCATCAAGGGCACCAGCAATCATTCCTTCGACATCCGGGATCTCGGGAATCGAGATCGCGTCGACAGCAGCGCGCACTTGAGCAATCTCCTCGGCCAACTTCTCTGTGACGCGCTCGACAATGGCATCTTCGTCCGCGTCCTTGCCGTCGCGCGGAACAGGCAGGTTGGCAAGCTTTGCCTCGATGGCGTCAAGACGCTCCGACAGTGGCCCCACCACTGCAGCAGTGTACTCCCGGATGACAGGCGCTATCTCGGCCATCATCGCTTTGATGTCGACGTACTTCATTCCGTCATCCCTGAATTTCAGGCCGCTAGGCCAAGCTCCTTGCGCAGCGCAGCGCGGATGAAGAGCGCCTTGTCCTCTTCGGACATTTCCGGCTCCTGCTCAGCAGGCGCAGGCGGGTTTTCGACGAGATCAATAAGCTGCGCATCTCGCGCCGCAATTGCCGCAAGCGAGTGATCCTGCTGCTGCAGATAAATCGTGTTCCCGCCCTCGACCGGCTTCAAATTCAGACGCTTGCGCTGCTCGTCCAGTGTGGCAATGCCCTTGGCCTTCTGCGCCACGTCATAAAGTGTCACGGTATCCATGCGCAGGAGATCATCAAGATCGAACTCAACGCCAAGGCTCCGCCCTGGCTGCAGCTCGCCATTCAGGCCCAACCCCTCATCGAGCAGTGCCTCGATAGCCTCGATCAGTGTCTGAAGGCACTGGCTATAATAGCGCAGCGTCAGGTTCTGAACATTGTTGTAGTTCGGTTCCTGACCGACACCGATCATGAATGCAGGGACATGATAGACGCCACAAACAACCTCAGCAGACCAACGCAGCTGCTCAATCAGCTGGCTGTCAACCGCCTTGGCTCGCAGTGGCTGGTACTGCAGGCCATCACCGACAACCGCAACCTTGCCCGCGTTCTTGCCGGTGAAATTGGAGTCCCAATATTCCTTCAGTCGCTGCGCAGTCTCGTCGGAAATTGCGCCGGGTGCCGTCAGGATGCCGCCTGGTTGTGCGCCATTCTGGAAGAACAGGGTCGAGTCTTCCTGAATGGACAGGCCCTGCATCGCAGCCAGCCCGGCTGCAAAGATCGGGGACAGCCCTACCAGCGGGTGGAACAGGCAATTGAAACGGTCGTGGATGATGTCCCGCGCCGGGATCGTGATTTGCTGCTGAACGCCCGCAAGTGCATCCTCACAGATCTCGTAGAACACGCTGCCGTCATCAGACACCAGCGGCTTGACCCTCATCGGATCCAGCACATGCAGCCAACGAATACGCCCGTCCTGATCCCTCTGCTTCAGGACGTAGGTGTTTCCATGCTTCAGCTTGGACAACACCCAGCTCTCAAAGAACTGCTGCCGGGTCTGGTACCAGTTCGGCTTGGCGATCATCGGGAAGTTGCGGTTCTCGACCTCTTCCCAGATGCCGTTCTCATCTCGCTGGACAAGGCGAAGACGCAGCTTCGCAATGTCGGATGAAATCAGCGTCTGGCACGCAAAGACTGCGTGGTGCGCCAGAACCGAAGCCCGATCAATCGTCACATTGCGCTGCCATGCGCCCGCGAAGGACTCGCGCACAACAGACCGCCAGCCACCCCTCTCAGTGACCGGAGACAAGGCCTTCTGACGGGTGAACGGGACTGGGATGCCAAGGATTTTCATGTGGTCTACACCGCAAGGACACCGGAAGCCCGCAAGGCGGCCAGAAGATCATTAAACCGCGCCACAACTTCCATTTCGTCTGCCGCATCTGCAACAGCAGCAGCCATAAAAACACCGCCCCTGACCGAGGCGCTCGCATCTGGAAGCGAATAGTTATTCGCGCCCTCTTCAATGCCATCCAGTTTTGCCTTGTCAGCAGATGACATCAGGCCATCGGAGCTGGTCGTCGCGACAGAGGGGTTGACTTGAGCGCCCTCTTCAATACTCGCAAGCTTGCTTTTCTCGGCGTCTGTGTAGGCGTTGGTATTCGCCTCCCCCTCGTAAGCCGCCTTTATGACACTGCCGAGTGTGGAAAGTTCAGCCATTGCTAGCCTCCGTGCGTAACGATCGATCCGGCGTGTGTCACTGGCTCGCCACCGGAGTAAACCGCATTTTCAGGAATAGGGATGGTGTGGGTTACTGGCTCGCCCATGTGCGTTACTGGCTCGCCCAGGTGCGTGACGATAAAGAATGGATCAATATCGTTCCTGCCCTCGCCCATGAACTTGACTGGTGCGATAAAATCGGACCATCCAATACCCATCAGGCAACCCTCCGGGTTCGACTATCCGCCACCACTTCGTAGCGAGATGGGGTGGGGAAACGCTCTGATGCCCATTTGCGGAACGAAGGATTCAAGGCGCACTCGTCGCTAATCGAGACCACATCACCACTTGGGGATCCGATCCACCGTTTGCACTTCACGTCCTCGCGCCGCTCGCTCGGCTGCGGGAAAAGATTGTGGTACAGCGTCCTCAGCAAATACCGCTGACCGCGGAACTCGCGTATCAACTCCAAAAGCTTGCCTCGCTCGTAAACCGTAGGCGTATGAAGGCCGAACCACAGCGGATCGCTTATGCCGTGCGCCTTCAGAATGTCCCGAGTCCACTCGACATGGAGTCAGTACAACCCTTGTGGCAGGCCAGAGGCCAGATGTTCCTCTATCGTGCCTCGGTTCTCGTGCCGAAAGGTCCATGGACGCAGGAGAAAGAAGTCGTCGTTCATCACGACGAACTTTTCTGTCTCAACTGCCTGTTCCGCTGCAGCAGCGATGTTCGTGGTAGATGATCGGTACCGATCAGGATGGCGCGACACCGGCACAAAGTGCACCAGTCGGCTGATAAAGGCCGATTTGTCTCCCGCAACAATCACCCGCCGGTGCGGCATGAATTCATGCAGGGAGCGCAGAGAGTAACGCAGCTCAAAATCGAACGGACTCGCCTTGTACGGATAGACGACATCCATCAGGACGCCTGAGCTTCGTCAATGCGCTTGCGCAGCTCGTCTGCGTCCCACCCGTGATAGGGCCGTTTGCCGACCAGGGACTGATACTGAGCCCGCAGCTCGGCCAACTCATCAACTGCCGTCGCAGGTTCTGCCTCAACCGGTTCGACCGTCGGGAGGGCATCTTCCACCGGGGTTGTAGGTTCGGCCTGCATGTGACGTGTGGCGTAGCCAAGCTTGGTCAGGATGCGGGCATATCTCGGATCGCGGCTCTTCAGCGCACGGTTCACGTAGGAGCTCTTGTTCGACACGATTCTTGCCTCCAGCGAGGGGGAGCCCGCCGCTTCAGCGCGGCGGGCCTAGGTGGTCAAGCCTTAGCTGCCGGCGTTGGCAGCGCCCCAGGCGACGCCCGACAGATAGGCGACCGCGCTCGCGCGACGGCGAGCCCAGTTGATCGTGCGCTCGGCACGGAACGCCACGCTGTTGGTCTGGAACATCGAGACCATCTGGGCGCCGGTCGGAGTGATGCTGTCCTGCGACGGGTTGTCAGCCATCTCGAGCGAGGTTTCACGCGACAGGTCGACAGCAACTTCGCCCTCGTCGCCGAGGTAGATGTCCGAAGCATTGACCAGCGCGACAACGCCAGACGGCACGTACTGCGACACGATCACCGGGAGACCGAAGAAGGTGCCGCCGTTCATGCCGATGCCGGGGAACTCCGACTGGCCGAGCGGGTTCTGCATCAGCGACAGCGCCAGCGCGGTCACTGCGGTCATGATCCAGACGCCGTTTTCCGGCGCATTGTTCGCGGCGATGAACGCACCGAACACGGCCTGCACGTCGGCACGCACACTGTCGGCGTCCGAACCGCTGGACGCGATCGGCGAGACGCCGTTCAGGATAGACGCCGGCGAAGAGCCGACGACCGCAGACTTGTTCGGGTCGATAAAGTCGCGGTCGAGGCGTTCACGCAGAGCGTTGGCGAGCTCGTCACGGATCAGCATTTCAGCAGACGGCGAGGAGTCACGCAGGAGCTCTTCGGTCGTAACAGCGATGTTGGCGACCTTCAGCGGCTCAAGCGTGGTCTTGCCATACTGCCAGCTGGTCAGCGGCTTGGCCTTGCCCTCACCGACCCAGTAGCCGGCGCCGCCGGAGGTCTGACCGACCAGCGGGACACGGAAC